TCAACTGGGGCTACAAAATCATCAATTGCCATGCTTGTTGTGCTGGAACCCCTATTCAGATCAGATGCGAGCCCGTATTCTATTGTGATATTGGTGCCTTTTATATAAAGCCCATTGCTTTGTTTAAGTGATAAGCTATAGCGCACTTGGTGTTTTAAGAACATAAGACGCCTCACGCCCCATGGTGTTTCAACGTCTTTAATGCCCCCCGCTTCGCTCACTTTACCCTCCATATATTGTGATGGATCGGGGCTTGGTCCAAAGGTGTCGTCAGACCATGTTGTTAAATCTGTATAACTCCCACTGTCTAAAAAATAATCCGTGTGGCTGCGCAGGGCAACCCTTTTAGATGTTGAGGGGGAAAGCCTCCCTGTTATTCTGCCGTCAGTGCCCGCTTGCAGAATAGTTTGGTATTTCCTATTATTCTCGACAATATCAGCGTATGTTTTTGGGTAATTACCAAGACCAGAACCATCGAAACTCCTCAATTGTGCCATTTCGACAATGTAGTTATTACCTGCGGTTAGATCCTCCGCGACAATATCGAAAGATGGAGCCATAGCCCAACAAGCCGCATTGCTATTGCCAAAGGGGTTGTAAACAGTAAAGAACCCCGTGCGGGGAATACGACCGCTGGATAAATATATCCATCCGTCTGGCATAAGGGTGGCTGCGTTGGGTAAGCTCATTTTAATTTTCTAGTATATTCTTCTCTTGAATTAGCCGAATATGTTGGGGAAGTTTTTAACATTGTAATTCTCAGACGGGAACCTCGCGTCCAGCGAGTCGGTCAGTGAGAGGCGGCCAGAAATTTGAAACATATCAACATTCGCCTCGGTTAAGTACAAGGTGAGCGGGTTGGGGTTCTGCGACTGTGTTGGGTCACTCGCTAGGTAAACACAATACCTAACCGCAACTGTTCCAAAGCCGCGCACCCTGTCAATGTACTCACCAGCCACACCATCGAGATTCGAGATTGTCAATTGCATCTCTGGTGTCGAATCTTCTGTTGTCTGTGGCAACGTAAAGCTGAAATTCGCAGCTTGGAAAGTCTGAGTCACACCATCCACCATCAACTCATGGCTCTGTGTGTCGTTACAAAGGAAATATGTCTCATTGAGCGGGTCTTTCTCACAAAAAATTTCCAACGTGTGGATCTGCACGTTGCGGGTGTCGGCTGTTGCAAAGTCACGCTTTATTAGGTCTGTGTAGCCGAACGGCTCCGATGGAACTGGTTGATCACAGTTCTGGTCAAGCACGGGTGTCCAGAATTGTGTTTGAAGGTTCAAGTTGGCTGGGATTACTAATTCACCAAAAGGCAATGCACTTGGGAAACCGCTCCGCGACACGTCTACAGCGTACCCAAGTTGCGTCGTAATATTTGAACTCAGTACAGGGTTATTGAATATATTCGTGACTTGTAGATAATAAATGACTTCCTGTTTTACTGGCAACGCGTCAAAATCCCCCCAAGGGGACGGCATTACTTGCCTACCCCCAGCATCCGCCACTCTGCCCACCATTTCACGGTTAGGGTCTGGGTTCCCAGATACGTCAAGCCATTGGTTGGAGTTTGAATAATATCTATCATTGTGATAGTAGAGTGAGGGGGCAGTGTCGCTGCTAGTAGGATTTAAAACCCCTTCAATTCTGCCATTTGAATCACTGGTAACTTGTATTTCGTAGGTCTGATTTGAGCCTGTGAATGTGCGGTCACTGTAAGCAAACGGGTAGACTGAGCCACTTTGGGTGCCTCCGCGCCCCGTAACTCGCACCATTCTTACTTTATAAGCCGTTAATGGGTCTAATTCTTCACAGACAAAATCAAAACTCGGCAAAAACCGAAAGCTGCCCCCCGCAGGGTTCCCGAATGGGTTTCTGAAGAAGCCTCCGAAATTCTTGGAATACCCGTATATATACCCATTAGGCATTAAAGCATTCTGTGAAGGGAAGCTCAAGATTTATCTCCCCCATCTTTTAAAGCATTGAGCGCGGCTATCAATTCTTGGTTCGTCTGGTTGTAACGTGCCTCTCGCTCTTGCGCTTCTTTGTAGTTCTGTCTGTGCATATCTTGGTTTGTGTTCCACAATTTTATTGTGGCCATAGACAAGAAACCCACAAGTGATGCTGTCGCACCACCTTGTATCCATTCGGGCGGCGCGACATTCTGAACACCAGCGGCCACCATTGCCCCCAAAGATCCAACGGCACCAAGTACTAGGGTACTAAATTTAGCTGCTATAAAATCATCCATTTTTTAAAAGTTCACGTAGTTCTGGCATTGTTACGGAGAGCGAACCGCTTGGGTCATTCTTCCTCTTTGGGCTAACTTCATCGTGTCCTAAAACCATTGTATAATCAAACACTTCTGGGTTGTTAGATTTTAACCATTTCAAAAGTTTTACTATGCTTTCCTCTTGTGCCAATGAAAATCGTTGATATGTGCCCGCCGCTATGTTGTCCCTTTCTTCGACCACGCGTATCGTGTCCAATGGGTATGGCGCATTACCAAACCATGGCACCCCTTTTTTTGATAGTTTCCCAGCACAACAAATTGAAATACCCACTAAATATCTATCGACACTGTTCTTTATACACCCCCAGCTTGACGCGCCCGAATGGTAACCCCAATGGGTTAAAGGAAAATTCTGTGAGATGCTTCCATCCTCTGAAATCACAAAATATAAGTGCCGCTTCTGGTTTTGGTGTCTCACGGCGTCAACAAGCCGCTCTTTTTGGTTACGAGAAGTAAAATGTATAACCGCACCTTGTGGGTACAAAAAAGGATATGTGCCTTTTGTTGCGCCCCTCGGGAAACCTTTGAATGCAAAAGGGCACCAACTCAACTTTTGGCCAGTTGGTACTTTCGGTATTTTCGGGGGCTCTGGCAACCTTCGACTTTTTGCCCAACTTTTTGTTTTATTTGGTAAAATTCTACTAATTCGCCATTTCCTTAAAAAATCCAAGTTCAACATAACCTTGTTGTATTACATTTTCAAAAACCAATTGTCGGGGTCATCCATCGCGTACCCTACAACACCAGAGCCAGAATCAACATGCGTCAAAGTTCCTGCCTCGGTGGTGGAAACATAAAGAGGTGCGGCTATTGTGTACGCTTGGCCACTTTCAAAATTTATCCCTTCAAGCTCCCCAAATGTGAAGAAATCAATGTCCTCATCTAGTACCGCTGCATTCTTAGCAACATAATACTTCGCAGGGTCTGAGCTTGTCGCCTTGAACATCTTTCCTGTTGCATTGTCAAGGTAACAAATATCATTTGCGGCTATCACCTCACCTGCTTGTAGCGTAGAAATCGAAGGTGAAAAGATCCCAGTCGCGTTATCAACATATGTTTTTACACTTTGCTGCGTTGGCACTTTGGTATTGTCGTCAGATGCCATCCCATCCTCATCAAGTACCCAACCATTTCCAGACACATCGGTGTCTGTGTTCATTGTTGCGCCCGCCTCATCGACACTCGCGGCTGTTGTCCAATTAGACCAAGTTGCGCCATCTGACCAAACCCATTTGGCAATATCCGTATCATAGAAAACTTGGATCTTTCCAGTAATGTGTGCAGGTCGCTCGGCTGTGGTGCCGCTTTGGGGCAACCTCTCCTCTGCGTCCGTGGCGTTGCCATTTAATAGCAAGCGGATTGATTCAAAAGTTTGGCGGTCTTGAAAAGTTTGTTGTGGCATTGTTCTAGCGTTGAATTGTTACGGGCGAAATTGGGGATTTTAAATCCTCGTCGCAATTTATACTAAGAGTATAATTGTCAGCACTCTCCATTGCAAAAGAATAATTTTGCCCAAAGCGCAGAAAAATGGGCGCGTATTTCCCCCATATCGCAGCACCTCCCCAAATGCATTCATCACACCATCGGTCTAATTTGCTAATTGGTAATGTAATACCCATTCCGAGAGTTCCACTTTTCAGTTTGTTTTGGTATATACTCTCAAAGATGTATTTTTCTTGTTGAGTAAAGAAGAATGACAATGAATATGAACGTAGTTCTTTTGAGAACCTTTGCCGCTGCCGCGTCATAGTATTATCAAAATCCGTGCGGCTGTTTCCCAAATAATTGGATTGATCTTGCGCTGCGTTGGGCAGTGGCAATTCTTGCGGGTAATTGTTTTCTTCCCACGTGACCAAAGATTCAATCTCGTCACTTGTTAGTAGCTGCAAATCAAATATCTCAACATCTAGCGATATATTCCAATTAAAATGAGAGCCATGTGACTGCGTGTACCCTTGAGAGGAAAAGCGCACTCTGTGAACCTCCATAGAACCTCGCAATGGCAACTCCATGTAAACAAAACCGTTTCCATTGATTGCTGCATTGTAGGCTTCGATCCACGCTTCGCGCTCTAAATCTAGGAGCTCCCATGTCAATTGGTATGTGCGCGTGATTACATTGTTGCGAAATCTAGTGTCAATCACACCATTCGGGGAGTTGTCGCGTAAAACATTAGAAGCTGCCGCGCCCGTGAATGACTGGGACGGGGGAGGGATTTCAATTGGCCATGTGTAGGGCATTATTTCGCTTTAGGTCTTGTGTTAGTTGTCTGATTCAGCGCCCGCCACACGTCGCCCTGTTTTTTGCGAATGTTCGTGCCAATAAATTGCTCCGCTTTCTTTACTGTGAGTTCAAGCTGTTTGCCATTCTCCGTGTTCTTCTCAGTCACTTCCACATCTTGCGCTGGCAAGTTGTTGACGATTACTTGCACTCCTCCATTGCCTCCATTGCTTCCCCCTTGACCGTTCGCCATTTTGAATAAGCGGCCTTGCTGCTCGGTGGTCAAAACCATTTCGCCACTGTTCACATTCGCCTGCACTTTGTCACCGCTGAAACTGGAACCGCCCACGATCCCCCCATACTGGAATGATGGGTTGATACCAGAAATGTTGCTCACAATGGATGTACCTTGTGCAATTGCACTTGTAATCATTGGTATATTTTGGGGGAAACCCAATTTTGAAGCGTTGGCAATGTTTTGTTGAAGAGCAATTGCTGCCTCCGCGAGAGCAAAACCTTTCGACACACCAAACATCACTTTGTAGGCGGTTGACTGTTTACCTGCGAATGTTTGTGCTAGTCCTGCCAGCCCGTCAAATGTCTGCGATGCTGCCCCAAGAATCATCATGCGGCTTTGCGATTCGACCCTCGCTAGGTCTTGGGTTCGCTTCTCTCCAAGTTCGACCATCAAGTCCGTGCGTTGTTGCTCGGTAATTCTTGTGTTTTCAAGTATCAATTCCCGCTCGCGTTCATAACGCGCTTGGATTTGGTCTTCGTCAGTACCAAGACCCAACATCATCCCCAAATCGCGTGCGTTCGGGTCTTGTCTGCCGAATCCACCTCTCCCTCCCCCCGCAACTGCACTTGGCTTATTCTCGGATGTTGTTTTTGTTTTGGTTGGTCGGTTGCGGATTTCTTCAGCTTTTTCTGGTGTGTAGCCTGCTTTCTCGCGTCGTTGCGCCGCTAAATAAGCATCATTTTGGCTCTTGGTCACTTCGCCCCAAATCTCATTATACACCATCAACTCCCCTTTTGCGTTTCTGATCTCCTCAGTCGCACTCCCATCAAACATGGTCACATTCCCGCGTTTCTTGTCTTCCCAAGCTTGCAAAGCCCGCTCGTACTCCCCAGCCTGCTTTTCGAGACCACCGCCCCACAAAGTATCAACCACTTGCATACCGTCAGCGACTTTGCCTAAGTATTTGGAAAGTTTTTCTAAAACCCCAAATGTGTTTTCCCCAGTCTCGGCCACCAACGTCAACGCAGTGTTCAGCTTGTTCATAGACTGTTCAATAGTGCCACCATTTTTTCCCGCTGCCGCTGCTGCTGCACCAGTGTTTCGACCGAACTCATCAAGTGCCGCGCTCGCTTCTTTGCCTTTTTCCCCGACAAGCGAAAGCATGCCGCCGTATGATTCGCTGCTCCCCAATGCCTTCTGGATCAAGTTTGAATTGCCCCCAAACTGTTTATTGAGCTTCTCCATGAAGCCAATCAACCCGAACGCTGCAACTCCCATTTCCCCCGACTCAATACCCATTGCTTTGTAAGCGGCAGCGAGTTCTTTTGATGGCTTAGAGAGTGATTGAAAAAGCGCCTTTTGTTTGGTCATTGCCTCACTGGTCGAAACACCTTGCTTTGTCATACTCACAGTCGCGGCAAGCACCTCTTGATATGTAACCCCGAGTTGCGCTGCGGGCACTGTAGCTTGTGCCATAGATGAAGAAAGTTCCGCAACGGTGGTTTTACCTAGTTTTACTGTTGTAAATAGGTCATCGCTTACACTCTCCGCTTTATCGGATTCTAGGCTGTATGCGTTAAGTACATTTGTGAGTCCATCAACAGCCGTCGCTGTGTCGGTTACCCCCGCAATCGCAAACTGGCTTGCCGTTTTTAAGAAGTTTATTGCATTCTCTTGGGGGACACCAGCAGAGAGTGCTTGGTACAGCGCGGCGGCTGAGTCGGTCGCATCAGTACCCATTGCAATGGATAATTGCAAAACCTCTTTACGCATCTGCGCCATACGTGCCTTTGACACATCTGCGATGCTTGAAACCTCGCGCATGCGCTTATCAAATGCGACGAGGTTCCTAGCTCCTTTCGCTGCTGCCACACTGGCAGCCCCGATGCCTGTGGCGAGACCAAATTTGAAGGCTTTGCCTAGTTTGCCAACAGATTTTTCGGTCTTTACAGATTGATTTTCAAGTCTCCCAAGTTGCCTAGCCGCTTTGTCGACCTCAAGTGTTTCGACGCGGATTTGTAATTCTGTGACATCAACACTTGCCATTTTTTTCCCTTTCCTTGTTGGTCACTTCACACATCATAACTTTAAACACTTCGCTTTTTTAAATTTTGTTGTTCTGGTTGTCGCATGTCCAAATTTCCCGCGCTTTGTGAAGTTCGATTATTGCTTTACATTCCCAAGGGTCAAGGTCTCGACCAGTGCAGTCCATCCACGCCTTGACTTCTTGGTAGTTTATCTCCGAGTGTGAGAGTTCCAAGAAATAAGACCAAAGTGCTGAAAGGTTCTGCGGAAGCATCGATTTCTCTGCCTCTTCCAATTCCTTTGGCTTTTTCCCAGTGGCTCTCCATACTTGAACTAAATTGTCGCGAACGCTAGTTTCCGAGCCTTCGACTTTTCTGCTTAGTTTGAGCTCAGAAATTAAATGGGCTTTTAACTTTCCGAGCTGCCGTAAAAAAAATCGCGGTTCTCAATTGTGGTTGCTATCTCATCACGGAACCGTTGCGAGTTACGCAGTGTGTCGCATACATTCTCGGTTGTGCATTCCTCCTCGAAGCTCCAATCTTTGACGTGCCCTGCTAAATACCCAATATTGATGTCTAGGCGTTTCTCGAATACGCCCTTGTCTTTGTCGTCACACTTGGCAAGCTCTGAGTACATACGTGCGCCGAGAAGCGCCGACTCCTTTGATTCAGCACTGATTAAGTGAATCCACTGTCCCGAGTCCGTGCCGTCCTGTTTAAACAGAGGTACTTTCTTGCCATCCGCTATAGCCTCTGTGCTGAAAAAGTCAGTTGATTTCATTATACGATAGGAGTCCGCTCTATGATTATGTTGTTGTCTGTCAAGGGGTCTGCGTATGCTTGAAAAGGGAGTGCTAATAATATGGAATCTTCACCACTCGCATCAACATTTCCACCTGTATATTTGACATGCGGCAATTCAATTTTAAGCTCGTTCCCATCTGGATCAATAAGCGAAAAGTCAACGCTGGTCACTGTCTCATTGATGAATTTTTCGAGGAGTGATGAATTTTCAAAATAGGCTGTAAGTGTGCCTGTCACGTTTGATCGTCCGATTTTTGGCTGCAATGTCAAGTCGGTGCCAACCACGTTGCGGGCTTCCTCGCCATTGTCAACGGTCAATGAAATCTCGGTTACAGTGCCGATTGGCGAACCATTCTCATTGATCGTACCAAATAACCCCGTAAATGATTCAACAAGGGTTGCGGCTGTGGTGATCGAACCCGATGGCTCAGTTTCAGCTGGCTGGTAATCTTGGCCGATCATTGTGAAAGCCACGGTCACCAATGCATTGGCTGAGATTGTCAATGCCATCGATTGCACCTCACAACCTGTCGCCATGTGGTAAGGTTTGTCTGCTGTCTGCAAGCCCCCAAAATAGCGTTGAATTGAAAAACTGCGTCGGGTCGTGCCCGCTGTCAACTCGTCGGTTCCTGTTTGCGGGGTGTCCGATTGCCAAGTGCCCCCAAGTGCCGCTTCTAGTAGATCATCAAGATCACCGTAGAAAAGCTCCGAGGAAACATCGCCACCAACAATTCTTGCCCCATGACGGGCAGAACGAATTTGTCGGTTGCTGTTTTGTTCGTCAGAAATCAAGGCATCTTTAGTCAACGCGAGTGTCGAACCTGTCTGTCTTAGTTCCTTGAATGTGGGCGAAGTCGGGGTTACGCCATATTGTGTCTCTGCGACGTATTTTAATGAATGTTGTGCTGAATTAGCCATTGTATTATTTTGTTAGTAGGTTTGAAATTTGATCTCTAAGATTTGCCAGTTGTGGGGCGTTGTTGGAACCAATAAGGGAAAACATGACCTCGTATTCCATCCGTTCCCATGCTAGCAAAGCGTCTGATGCATAGCAATAAATTAAACTTTTATCCCCCGAAGATAGAGAACCCCACCAATCTTTCAATGCGCTTTCTGTTGGGCTGTCATTTCTTGTGAGCTGCTGTAATGCCTCAATCTCTGTTTCAAACCAATACCACCCGTTGAATGGGATGTCGAAGTTCTCACGGGTATCTTCCCCCAAGTACCCGCTTGGGGTGTACATTGAGCTTATTTCATAAAGCGTTTGGTTTTCGTCTATTTTGTAAAATGGCATTATGTTAAAATGTTAGTGTCCACCCCTTGTCAGTGAACCGTTGCAAGTCTGCGGTTGTTGCGTTGGACGCAAAGGGTGTATTGTTTATATTAATTTCTTGCCCACCGCTTACCGTAGGCAAACCATTTGCAAGCTCCTCCATCCCCACCACATCCATCAAAGTATTCGCTAGGCTAAAACTTACATTTATACCTGTGATGGCGCAACGATAGAGGTTATTAGAATTAATAAACGTATTTGTCACATTGGTTGCCCCACTCATATCAACCCCTTGAATCTCCCGTAATCTTAGGCAATTAGTAAATGCCGATTGCCAATTTGTAATGTGGCCACTATTAGTTATTGGCTTTATAATTTCAAAATTGGAATTGCTAAATGCTTGAACAAACCCAGCGGGATGTGTGAAGTCTACCATGTCCATCGGGGGCATGACTGCTGGAGAGTGATAAGTGCTCGACCACATCAAATCAATTGCAATTGGTCGATCAATTGTTATAAGCTCCCACAACTCAGTTATGTTAGAAATCCCCCCACCATCAGAAAATCGGCTGATGTCTGGGTTGCTCGGCAAATCAACAGTGCATGTTGACAAGTCAAAATAAATAGATGCCCTACGCCCTAACCCATAAAGTGTCTTAATAGTCATCCCTTTAATGGTAACATCATTCCGTATGTTGTTCATCCAGCTATACACATCTGTTAAGTTGGGCGTGCCATTGACAAACTCAACTTGCCTTAAATCGTATAATTTAAAACCATTCCTTACATTCTGTAAGGAATCCGAATTCAGAAATTTTACATGTTGAAGGTTGCTCGCTTTTGGTGAGTTTGATGACCCTGCGGAATAGAACTGAGTCATGTTAGGCACTTTTAAAACAAGCTCTAAAATGTTTGTTTCCTTCTTTGCGTGTCCATATTCGTCAAAATATGTGGCATCCCCTTCATACCTTACCAATTGCTGACCAAGTTGCGGTGTAATCTTCGCCCATATTTGTTTGATCCCCGCCGATACTTCGGGGGCGTTGAGCGTATCATAATCATAGCTGTGGTGTGTCCATTGTGCAGAGTTTGTTTGGTCAACTATACCGTCCCCCCAGTCAATTTGGTAAGCTCCCCGAATTTTAAAACTTGTGCGCCTGTTCTCCTCTTCTTCGATTACTTGTATCAGTGCCCAAATCGCCTCGGTGTCATTTTCAAAATCCAGATAGTTAATCCATTGCTCGGGTCTTTGCCACTCGCGGGAATCGGGCGGGATTACTGGGCAACTTGGGGAAGGTGGATTTGATGTCGCCCCGCGCACCCGCAAACATTCCCACTCAACTGTAATGGGTGTGATGTACGTGTTCCCATCCTCCGTAAACGTGCTTTCCGCTAATGATACAGACAAAATGGTAACCGTGACATTCGCATAGCGAAGAGTAGAACCAGCTTCAAAAAATGTCTGTATGGAATCTATTACCTCAAGGCCGTCAGAAGAACCCGCGCCTTGTGGCGAGTTGACAAGTACGCGAAAAAGCCCCGCCGCTTCATCTTGGCCTGCGGTGCCGCACGTAAAAATTTCTTTCGTCAATGGGGAAAAAATAGCCTGCAACCATGTGCCCGATTGTTCCCCCAGTTCGGCGTTGTCGTGTAGAACGGGGAACTGCCCCGCTGGGCTGTCTAGTAGCTGCGAAACAAGCGCCGATCTAATGTCTTGGTAAAAACTCATTTCAATTTATTTTTCATCCGTTTCACTTCTGCGAGCGATGGTGTAATCATACCCATTGGCGCTTGTTTTGACCAGCCAGCATATTCAATGCGGTACGCGTATGGCTGCTTATTGGACATGACAAGTGGGGCGTTCGAGGAATTGTTAAGGGTCAACGTCACGATGTTATTGTTTGTTAGGTTACTCCTGCCATTGATAGACCAAGACCTTTTTAATGTACCTTCACGGTACCCCTTGGGTGCTTTGCCACTTTTCCAAGTATGCGGGGCACCAACTGGCGTGCGCTTCAAAGTTTTTCGGAACATCTCAAACGCCAATTTGCGACGGTATTCGCCTGCAAGGTTAATTGATTTGCGACTAAAGGCGTCGATGTCATCTGAAAAACTCATACCTTTTCAACCTCCAAAGTGTACAATATATCCTCTCCAGACGGGCTTTCTTTCATCACATTTCTGATGCTCCACACCTTCCCATTGTCTATGCGGTCATTTGCTTTTGGCTCTGCTGCAAGGGAAGACCCCGCCACCAAAAAAATGTCAGCACCCGCAATCTTACCCTCACTGCGGTCTAGCCCGTTGCGTGTCTGGTATACCGCTTTTGTGGTGGTGGTTGTCTCAACTACCCCACCCACACCAGTTATTGGATCGTATGCCCCAGAATCCCTCGAAATATAGGAAACATCCGCGCCAAACTTATCAATCAAGCTTGTCGCTGTGTTTTTAAGGCCAGTGTAGTCGAAACTCATCGTGTGGCGTGTAAATTATACTCGGATGTGCCATTTAGTAATGGTTCCAAAAATGGCAGCGCCTTAGACGGTACTGGCAGCACCGCCGCGCCGCCTGTCTCGAAATACTCGACTTCTAATGACCCGACTTTTTCTTTTTTGGCATCTTTGCCTGTCCCGTTCGGCTGCAAGTCGCCACCATCGCTGATGAATGTGGCTAGCTCAAACTGTGCTTTTTTTATTGCCTCGTGTATCTCTGTGCTTTCGACATAGTACCCATACACATAAAGAGGGTAGCGCGGAAAAGGTAGGCTTTGGTGTTCCTCGCTGCGGTACCCTTGAAATTTTTGCTCCCATAAAAAGAAATAGTCAGCGGCTTTTCTGAGGCTGACTTCTTTTTCCTCCTCTGTGCCATTTAGGGCAACACCACGTGATGTTGCGTATGTTTCCCACTCCGCAACGGTAACGAAGCTAACCGCCCCTGCTGGGGTGCTGCCATCTTCAATTATGAGAGCCATGACCGTTTACAGTAAATCCTCGCCATCCTCAGCTTTTGCCTTGGATTTAGTTTTTGCTTTCGTTTTTGGGGCTTCGTATCCTTCGATTTTTGCACCAAAAAACTTGCGGGCGGCTTTCACTCCATGATTGTGTGCATAGTTCGTGAATTGGATGTCTGTTGTTTTGATTTTTTCTTCCATGCTTTTTTATATTTAGCGCGGGGCTAAACCATAAGGCACAACCCCGCGCAGTGTTATGTTCCCAAACGAAACAAATCGTTATGCGTTGGTCACGAGGAACGCCATTGCCGCATTCTTACGGTCAACTTTTCGTTCCCAGTTC